ATTGTGTGAAAACATTCTTCAACCGGTTCGAGACCATTTTGGCAGGGTTAAGGTAACGAGCGGTTTTCGTAGCGAGCAGCTGTGCCTAAAGATAGGTAGCTCAGTCAACAGCCAACATGCAAAAGCTGAGGCGGCGGATTTTGAATGTATGGGAACTGACAATGCTGAATTAGCTGATTGGATTTATGAAAACCTAGAATTTGATCAATTGATATTGGAGTTCTACACACCAGGAGAACCAAACAGTGGATGGATACATTGCAGCTACACATCTGATCAACCAAGAAAACAATTCTTACATGCGTACAAATCAGAAGGTAAAACTAAATATAAACCTGTATTAGGTAAAGCAACCGATATAGTATGACAGAAGCAAGAAGAATAGATTATAGATTTCTACATTGGGGTCCATTTGTATGTCAGTTTAAATTACTTCCAAAAGAAGTTGAAGAATTTAAATCATTAGAAAAAGAAGAAGATTATAGAGATAATTTAGCCGGCCACTTAGAAGATGAAAAAACTTTAGATAAAAATAAAGTTTTTAAATTACTAACTCCATATTTAAATAGCTATTTCAAGGGATATTATGATTTTCGAGGCAAACCTTTAGCAAAGAGTTATGAATTAATCTCAGCTTGGATAAATACTCAAAAAGAGGGTGAATTTAATCCACCACATACACATGATGGTGATTTATCTTTTGTGGTTTACACAGAGGTTCCTAAAAATTTAATTAAAGAGTCCACTGATAATGTTTCTTTAAGCCCTGGACCTGGTTGCATAACTTTTGATTTTAACTTGGCCGGAACTAGAATGCACAAATTTTTTTTACAAACACATTCTCATTTACCTGAAGTGGGTGATGTATTTATTTTCCCCGCAGGTTTACCTCACTGGGTATATCCTTATACTAAAACAGAGGGACAAAGAGTTTCAATATCAGGCAATTTAAAATTAATAGAATGATAAAAAAATTAAGTTTTAATTTTTCAAACATAGACACGGTGGTAGGTCACTGTCATCAGTGTGATGAAGAATCTATATTAGTTGCAATCGTTACAGAGTTTTATAGATGTACAAATTGTGGGGCAGACACCAAGCAACATGTAAATGGTAAGATAAGATACATACAACTTACCGATGCAGATAAAGAATGGCTAAGAAAAAATGGCGAGAAAATTTAAAGCATTCGTCGAAAGACCAAAACCTAAAAAACGTCCTCGACGTCACAAAAAAAATTTAAATAAAAATGAAAGACGTAGTTTTAAAAAATATAACCGACAAGGCAGACCGGGCCGCTAATAACTGGAACAAAACCAAAGATCCTAAATACAAGCAGGAGTGGTATAAATTAGTTAAATCTGTTGTAGTGGCTGACAATAAAACTTTACGTGATAAAGGTTTTTATTTACCTCCTCCGCCCCCAAAAGGACGATTTTTTTAGAAGCCGCCTCATAGCCTACCATTAAACAATCATACATATTATCAAATGGAGTCGATACTTGGTAAGGTTTTAAGCACTCCCCAGATAGACCAGAACACAGTATTAATGTTAAAATAAATTTCATATTGTCCTTGACACTAATTAGATTATTTTATAGGATAACCGAATAACAAGGAAAGGATATAACATATGACTGATTTTAACAAGTATCAAAACATCTCAGTAAAGAGAGAAACTTATAGTAAAATCGACAAAATTAGAAAAGTAATAGTACCTGATGATCCAAACGTATCTCGAGCACAGGTAGTAACTATTCTAGTAAACAAAGAAGCCAAACGTTTAAATGGCAAACTTAAATAACTAACCATGAAAGGAAAAAGTATGAAATATACGTTAGTAAAAGTAGTGAACTTTACATTCTCTAAAACGAGGTCGGTTCACGTAGTCAAAGAAGCAGACTCTATGGAGGAAGCTTTGAAATATAAATTAGGTGCAGAGATGTTAGAATCAAAAGATTCTGACAATACATTTGAGATTTTAATAAATGTGGATAATGCATTTGATTACATTAATAAAGCAGTCGTGCCTACGGACGAAGTTAAAGAAGCATCGTGACGGAGTTAACGCAAGCACATTTTGAGGTTATAGATAAAAACAAAGCTGAAGGTTTTCATAAAGAAAATACTAAAAAACTTTTAGATGCTCGAGAGATCTATAAACGAACAAAAGGTTTGCAAGATATTTCGGAACACGAGTTAAAAAAATTTAATGAGTTAATGAAATATAATTTATGATGAGTGACACAGACATAAAGAACCACCACAAACTAGTGAAAGATCTAGAAAATAAAAAATCAAAGGGCCCCGTTGAGGATCGGGGCCCATTAGATTTAACTAAACGTATTGAAGTATTAGAATTTAGAAACGAAAAATTACATAAGTATAACGAGAAACTAACTGAAGAAGTTAGAACATTAAGGAGCAAATTAAATGATAAAGGGTGATAGCGGAGACTATAATTTATTAGCTAAGTGGGTTGGAGAAATGAACCCAAAAGATTTTTATTTAACATTAGAGATAGGAGTGAGAGAAGGTTATGGATCTCATGTTATTATGGACACATTAAAAAAATTAAATAGAGATCATTTTCACATAGGCATGGATCCTTATGGAGATATTACATACACACACGTTGACCCCAAGCCAGGTTTTGTTCCTACGTGGACAGATTTTGAAGGCAACGTACTATACAATGAAGATGGAAGTTATAAGACTCCAACGTATCCTAACTCTATGAAACAAACTTTCTTGAGTGCTTTTAAACATCACGAAAATTTTATGTTATATCAATTAGATGACTATGAATTCTTTAATTCTTTTGGTCATGGTGTTCCTGTATATCGTAAAGGCCAAAAAGTATTTATGACTAAATATGATTTCGTACACTTCGATGGACCCCATACTACGAAAGCCGTTTTAAGTGAGGCTTTATTTTTTGCGGTTAGATCTAACCCAGGTGCTAGATTTGTATTTGATGATGTGGATACTTATAACATGAAACTAATTCAAGAAGCTTTGTCTTACTATGACTTCTATTTAATAGGCAGCGGCGAAAGAAAAAAATGTTTAGAAAAAGCTATCGGACATAAAAAACAGTAATGGCCTACAAAGATCCTAACGACGAGCGAAGAGTTCAGAAAGATTTTGAATACATGAACTCGGAACGTGGATATGTGGGTCGAGCAATTGGCGGTAAACTTAAACCAAGCTACGGTAAATATGGAGGACACAAACCCGATAAGTCTATGGATAAAAGAGAATTTTGGAGATTGTATATGAATCATATAATTAAGATGAAAGAAAAATTTCCAGGATCTACAGGACGACTTTGTATTTATTGTGAAAGACCTTTTACTTTTAAGGCAAGACGTGGGACCAGAGGTAAAGGATACCAGGGACGTGGAGGACAGATTAAAACTAACTTTAGTATTGATCGATATGATCCTAGGATTACGTATAAGGTAAACAACATTGTCTTTTGTTGTGTGGATTGTAATGAAAAAAAGAAAAATAGTAACCCAGATGATTGGCTAAATTTTATAAGAATAGGTAAGGAGTTATATAAAACATGATTAAAATAAATAAAAAATTTTATTATCCGAGTTCGACTCGAAAAATTATAGATGGTAAAAGACATTACTTGGTGGGTGAAGAGAAGCTGCCGTCGGTAACTTCTATCTTATCTGCGTGTCAGAGCGAAGAGAAGCGAGCGTCATTGGAGGCGTGGAAAAATAGAGTGGGAGAGAAAGAAGCAACACGGATCAAGGACAGTGCTGCATCGAGAGGGACTCTTATGCATACGATTCTTGAAGGGTATATGCTAGACAAACCTATCGTGAATCTAACTCCTGAAGGTGTATTGGCCGGGAAGATGGCACAACAGATCGTGGACCAGGGATTGAACGACAAACTAGAAGAGTTATGGGCCAGTGAAGCTGTAGTTTTTTATCCTGATATGTATGCAGGTGCAACAGATGGTGTAGGAATTTACGAGGGTAAAGAGGCCATAATAGATTTCAAACAAACTAATAAACCGAAACGAAAAGAATGGATCGAGGATTATTTTTTACAGTTGGCTGCATATGCAATTGCACACAACCAGATCTATCAAACTAATATTCAGTTTGGAATCATTCTAATGTGCAGTAAGGATAATTATTACCAGGAATTTCGCGTAGAAGGCGAAGAATTCAAACATTATGCGAACGAATGGTGGAAAAAAGTGGATCAATATTACAAACAAAAGGTTGACAAAGGTAAATAATATTACTATATAGGATATTATATGAAAGGAATAAATATGATAACATTAGATAAAGTAAAATATTATTTAGGAGACGACTACAATAAATGGTTACCAGAAGTTTTAACTGGAATTTTAAACAATATGGAAGACTTGGTAAAAGTCAGAAAAGAAATAAAAGAAGCGTGGGAACAACACATAGAGGCCTCTATATTACCATCAAATTGTAATGACTGCGAAGGCAAAGGTTACTATACTGACGTTATAAGTAGCGGTTTATCTGACCCAAAAGACCCTTATCATGAGCCGCATATTGAGAGATGTGATACATGTAAGGTATTTAATGACGACGTAGAGGCAAAAGAATATCATGAAAAAAATTAAAATAGAATTGACCGAGGATGAACTTCATTCAATTATGAGCATCCTAACTGTTAAATCTATGGGCGGTAATTTAGATGCTGACGATAAAACATTAGGTAAAAAAATTCACGAAGCATTAAAAAAACTGGAGAAGAAAAATGAAAAACATGCTTGATATATTAGAGACATTTACTGACGAAGAATGGGCTAAAGCTAAGAAGGAAATGACTAGAAGAATTCCTAGTATGAAAATTGATAAGATGTCAATGGAGGAGTTTAAACTATTAACTAAATTTTTAGCAGGGCCTAACTTCGAAGACATAACCAAAAGCAAGAGGATACACTAATGATAAATGAGAACATGGCGGCAAAATCGGACAAATCGGTAAAAACGGTAAAAACGGCAAAAACGGCAAAACCAGTAAAAATAGATCTAAAAGGAGTTGTTTTTTGTAAGGCCAAAAAATGTATGAATTCTTTGTATAAGAATGAGAGCGGTAGTTTACCTGGATATTGTCAGGATTGTGGTTAAAATACAACAATGTGTTGCAAATAAGTCACAATAAAGGCGAGTATTTACCTATAGACTTTTTTTGCCAGAAAAAATTTTTTGTTTTTTAATTTACGAATAGTGGTTACAATGGTTACAATGACATCGAATCGACTATTATTAGCAAATACCAACGGTTCTAGGCCATAATTTTGTAACAAATCTTGGTTACAATGTGGTTACAGTGGTTACAATCCAGTAAAATCAACGCTTTTAGCAAACCCGTACGCGCGCATAAGAAAATGTTTTTGAAAAAAATGTGTCCTAGAGAAAAAAACTATAGGTGCTATAAGTAGATATGCGCAGAAATAAGAAATCCAAATTTAAACACGTCGTGATCGGTTCGAAGAAGTATTATTTTTATCGTTTAGAATGGATTGATATAACTGGTGATGCGGGGCATGCATCAGTAGAAGAATTTGATAAATTCGAATGCAGCAAAATGATAACGCATGCATACATTTACAAACGAAATAAAAAATTCGTTTGGACATTTGCATCATATGAAGATAAAGACGTTTCATTTTCAGACCGTAATATATTTCCTGTGGGGTGTATTGTTAAATTAGAGAAGATTACTCTTTAGATTCCTCGACTACTTCTGCGTTGCCATCAATGATAGGTTTGAAATTCTTCAAAGCTTTTTCTAACATTTTATCTAACTCAGACTCTTCTAGGTTATCTAAGTTTTTATGCAGATGTAGATTAGTATTATTTTGATAGCCGCCTGCTTTACCTCTAGCGACTTCGGCGTTGATAGCAGCACTCCAGGCTTTTGATTCTCTTGCTTCGTCTCTTAATTGGCCCAGTTCACCTAAGTGAGATTCCATGGTGATGTCATATTTTTTTAATTTTTCACTTCTTAACCTGCCTATGTACTGACTAACTAGAGGGTACATTGATGGGTTTTGAAGCTTACTTGCAGAGACATAGGCAGAATTAGGATCATAGCCCGCTTCGATAGCACAGTCGGTAGCAGTTTTCCTACCTTCATTTGCTACTACTAAATTAGCGAACTTGATTTGTTTTTCTGTAAGTCTTTTTGGTAAACCCATAACTTGCAATATAAATTATTTTTGGTATATGTTCAAGTGATGGTAACAGGAAAGCTATTAAGGAAAGTCTTAGATAAATTCTTAAAGTCACCCGTCGTGCAAGAGGCCAGAGTGCAGATCTGCATGCCCAATGGCGAGATGTTTGATATCAAGGATATTAAATTAATGGAGAACAAATTACTTGGCGTTCGGGAATCTCATAGATTGGTAGTGACAGTTTATAAATCTAAGTGGAATATGGGTGAAGTCATAAAAAAAATTGATTAGCCAGAGAGCAACGAACTTAGCCTAAAAAATGATTAAAGGTGAGACTAAATTCTGGCATGAAATTAAGACGTTCAACACTAAAAATAATTGCGAATTATCATTTACACGCGTGGAAAATAGTGCTGCACATGGGACTCCTGATTTACTGGGCTACAATACTTCTGGCCACTTTTTTACCGTCGAATTGAAGTTAAAAAAAGCTAAAAAAATTTCTTTTTCTCCACACCAAATTGGCTTTCATTTGACTCATCCGAACAATAGTTTCATCATGCTAAAGGCCCTCGGTCCTTTAGCCATAAAACTTTATGAGGGAAGGTTTATAGAAGAACTAATTAAGGGGAAGGCAGAACCGTGTGCCACGGGTATGTTGTCAAGCTTAAAATTTTTACAAAAAGTTTAGCGTCCTATAATATCCTACACAAAAGTCAACGGACAAAGTGTCGCGGCCCGAGAGCAGAGCTTGTGGGCGGGACCCACCCAGGCCTGCGGCCTGTGGCTTGCGGCTTGTGGCTCATGGTGCGTGCTTGCGGGCGGGACCCACCCAATTTTTTTATTTCTTGTGCTTGA